CTTGCTGTTGAAATTGAGGCTATTATGACAATTGATAGAATATTCGAGGCCAAAGCCAATGACTGAAGCAAGATTGACAGTCTCTGTTGTTGAAAAAGGAGTTCAAAGCACAACAAAAGATTTGAACAAGCTTTCAACATCAGCAAAAAGCGCTGAAAAAACAACAAAAAAATTTGGTTCAGCTGCAAAAAAATCAGAAAAATCTCTTGGAATATTTGGAAGAAGAGCTGGCCAAGCTGGTATTCAGGTTCAACAATTTGTTGGGCAGATACAAGGTGGAACAAATGCAGCTGTTGCATTAAGTCAACAATCTGCTGATTTGGGCTTTGTGCTTGGATTTCCTCTTCTTGGCGCTGTTACTGGTATTGCTGCAGCGTTTGCCGGAACTTTGCTTCCAGCTCTATTCAGTTCAAAAGATGCTTCTGAAGAGCTCGAGGAGGCTTTGAAGAATTTATCAAATGTAATTGATATTACTGACGATAACGTCATTCAGCTTTCAAGATCTGTTCTTTCTCTTGCTCAAGTTAATGAAAAAGCTGCAAAGCTTCAGATTGCAACTGGCTTGCTGGAATCAGCAAAGGCTTCTGAAGCTGCAGCTGATGTCCTTCAGGAAAGCATATCTGATATTGTTGGCGGTTTAACTATTGGAGAAGAAAGGCTTGGAGTTCTTGTCAAGGCTTATGAAAAAACAGGGAAAAGCCTAATTGATGCCTTTCCTGAAAATAGAGATTTTGCCACAAGAATCAATTTTCCTGCTTTGACTGATGCTCTTGTTGAATTGAAGGATGATTTTGATCTGACAAGTGAAGAAGCTGCAAGATTTTTTTCAGCAATTGGAAATCAAGTTCTTGAAAGGTCTGCTGAATCATCTGAAGCACTTGGAGAAGTTGTTGCAGATTTGGGCCTTAAATATGGAACAAGTAACAGAAAGCTTCTTGAAATAGCTTCTTCATTTTCATCAACAACAAATAAAATCAATGAGCAAGCAAGAGCTGCTGAAGCATTGTCAAAAATATTAAAAAGCATTGATGAAGAAGGCGCTGATTTTTCATCTTTTGATAATTCGCTTCAAGATAAATTAAGAACAAGAGCAAAAAGAGAAAAAGAGCAGCAAGAAAAAATAAATCAAGAGAAGCTTAAAAGGGAAGAATTTCTTTTTGCTAGATCCTTGAAATTAAGAGAAGAATTCAACAGAAAAAATGAAGAGGCTGATTTCAGGGCTTTTGAAAGGCTTCAGGAAAGAAAATCATCAGCTGAAAATTTCTTGATTGAAGTTGGCCAGCTTGGAGAATCGCCAACTGATCAAATCACAAGAATTGAACTTGAAAAGATTGAAAAATTAAAAGAATTCAGAGATCAAGAACTGATAAGTGATCAGGAGTTTCAAAACGCAAAAACTGCAATTGCTGAAGATGCTGCACAAAAGCGCAAAGATATAGAGATTCAAAGCGCTTCATTGATTTTGAGTTCAAGCGCTGATCTTTTTGATTCATTGGCTAAGTTAGAAAAAACTTTTGGCGATGAGAAGTCAGGAAGATTCAAAGCTTTGTTTGCTCTTTCCAAAGGTTTTGCAATTGCTAACAGCATTTTAAATTTAAATGCTGCAATTGCTCAAGCTGCAGCTGATCCAACTGCTTTGACTCCAGCTCAAAAATTCGCAAATATTGCAGCTGTGAGTTCTTCAATAGGTGGCGTTGTTTCTTCAATTGCTTCAGCTTCTTATCCTGCAAGGGCTCAAGGAGGGCAATTTGCAGCAAATCAGCCTTTTCTAGTTGGTGAAAATGGAGCTGAAATTGTCCAATTTAATTCAGGCGGAAGGATTGCGAATAATACAGAAAGCCAGCAAATTGCATCAGGATCAAATTCTCCTTCAAATGTTGTCATAATCAATCAAACATCAGGAAGAATTGATGAAGTTGCTCAATCCAGCAGAGAAGATGGAACTCTTGAAATTAAGATTAAAGAAATTTTACAGTCTCAAGTTGATTTGCCAAATTCTGATTTTAATAAATCATTTAGCAGAACTAGAAGAGCTCAGAGAATATTATGATTAATTTTCCAAGCATATTGAAGCCAGTTGTCAATCAAGGGTATTCATTCGGTGGATCTGACAACATAATCAAAACACCAGTTCAAGGCGGAAACATACTCCAAAGGAAAAGATTCAAAACAGGAGTTGTTTCATTTTCTGTTGCTGTTGTTGGCGGAAGAACTGAAAAAATTGTTTTTACTGATTGGTATTATGGAAAAATTAATGCTGGAGCTGACAAATTTATCATGAATCTTGATTCAGGCAGAGGAATTGAAGAGCATATTTGTCAAATTGATCCTGAAACTATTCAATGGAATGGATCTCAAGATCCTATATGGACAATAAATTTTAATATCAATGCTGAATCAACCCCAGCACAATTTTCAAACGGTGAAATATTTGATTTATATGAAGAATATGGATCAGATCTTGAGCCTTTATTGAATAGACTTGCAGTTTTTAGCATGCAAGATTTGGCGGATTCACTGCAATGACTCAAGAAGAAAACATCAGATTTATATTGAATTCATATCCAAACGGATCTTATATCATTCAAACTGTTGAGATCTCGCATCCAGATTTTTCTCAAGTTTATTATTTGACTGATGAGTCTGAAATAGTGACAGCAACTATTGAAAGCGGCCTTGAAGTTGATTTTTTGCCTACCAACTTTGAGGCCTCTTTAAGTTCAGCAAAAAATGATCTTGATCAAAATTTTGCTTTTTCAATATCAGATGTTGACAATAAGCTTGATGATGAGCTTTCAAGAATTCCTCTTGATAATACTGAAAATATTGTTTTTATATATAGAGCATATTCTTCAGATGATCTGTCAGGAGCTGGATATGGAGCTTTTAAGCTTCAGGTTTTTGATGTTGCACAAAAAGTAGGATCTTTTACTGTTACAGCTGGAGCAAAGCAATTGAATTGGAGCAAAACAGGAAAAATATATGATTATGATTCATTCCCCATGTTGAGAGCTTTCAAATGATTTCATCTTATATTGGCTTGAAATATGATTTGCACAATAAAAAAGGGCTTAATTGCTGGGCTTTAGTTGCAAAGGTATATTCAGATATATTTGGAGATACTATTCCAATATATAAAAGCAAATCAAACAAGCCTTCAGACATTGCTTCAACTTTTAATCAGGCTTTTTTAAATGATCAGCATGGCTTCAAAAAAGTTGAAAAGCCTGTTGATTATTGTGTCGCTGTTTTTAAAAAGCCGACAATAAATGGAGATTTTTTTCATTGTGGAATATATTTTCAGGGAAAAATTCTTCATTCTTCAGATGTTGTTGGAATGGTAACTTATCAAAGCATGAAAGAGGCTTCAAGAGGCTTCAAAACGGTTGAATTTTGGCAAAAATAATACTTTTTACACAAGAAGGAATCATCAGCAAAGAATTCATTGAAATTGATTTTGATGGAACAGTTGCTGATTTTATTGAAGATCGATATTTGCAAAAATGCAAAAATGGATATTCTGTTCCATTGTCGATATATCATGGCAAGCCATGCGCTGAAAATGAAGTTTCATCAGACATTGAGGCTCTTTTGCATGGAAATGGAACTTATACGATCATAGAAACTCCAGCTGGAGTGGGGGCTTTTGTTGCTGCAAGCATTGTAATATCAATAATCACTGCAGTTGCTGTTATTGCTCTGACTCCTGATCCTGTTCTTCCTGAAAATGTTGCAAGAAATCAAGAATCGCCAAATAATCAGCTTTCAAGTCGATCAAATAAAGCAAGGCCATTGGAAAGAATTCCGGACATCAAAGGGAGAGTTCTTTCAGTTCCTGATCTTGCTGCAGCTCCTTATTCAACCTATTTTGACAATCAAGAAATTGAGCATGGGCTTTATTGTGTGGGGAGAAAAACATTAACAATTGAAAATCTTCAAGATGGAGACACTCCAATTGAATTGATTTCTGGAGCAACTGCTGGAATATATTATCCTTTTAATTCTCCAAATTCAGGAGATCCAGATGTTTCAATCAATGATCATCAATCAGAGCAAATTCTGTCAGCATTTAGATCAAATCAAGCAAATGGAATTGTCCTTTCAACAGAATTTAGCTCATCAACAATCAGCGCTCTTGGAAGAGGATATGCAGCAATAAATACAGGCGATGGCTTGTTATTTCTTCTTTCTGTTCCTGATACTCCTGCAAATTGGGTCGTTGGATCTGAATTGATTCTTGATAATTTTCTTATTACTGATGGAATTCAATATGATCTTTCTGGATTATATGTCTTGGATCGGAAAACGTATGCTGAAAATTCAGGTGATCCATTTTATGCAATTGCTATAAAAACAAAAAATGGAGCTCCTGTTGATTATAATGGTTTTTTTCTTGATGCAGATTCTGGATCAATTAGCCTTGAAGGGCCGCAAGAATTTACTGATTGGATCTATTTGACAGCTGAAAAATTTGATCTTGCAATTATCAATGTTGTTGCTCCTTCTGGCATGTATAGAGATACTGGCGCGGCTGATTTGCTTGGAAGAACTGTTGCATATGAATTACAGGTTGAAGCTGTTGATGACTCTGGGAATCCTTCTGGCGTTGTTCAAATAGTTGAAAATGCAATCAGTGGATCAGATCAAAGGCCAAAAGGATTAACAAATGAAATTGATCTTGGCTTCAAAACTGGATTCAGAGCAAGAGCAAAAAGAATAACAGGAAGAGGAACAGCTTCTGATACTGTTTATGTCGATGAAATAAAGCTTGAAGATGTTTATGGAGTTGTCAGGATTAACAATGAAAATTTTGGCAATGTCACATTAATTCAAACAATTACAAGAGCCACAAGATTTGCAACTTCAATCAGGCAAAGGCAGCTGAACTGCTTTGCAACTGAAAATCTAAACAAGTATGAAGGAAATGGATCTTTTTCTCCTGATTTAACAGAAAATAGATCAGCAATTCAGTCTTTTATTGCTGATTGCATTGATCCTGTAATTGGAAGGCTAAATCTTGAAGATATTGATGCTGATGGATTGCTTGCAACAGAGCAAGAAATTCTTTCTTATTTTGAAAAGCCTGTTTTTAATGAGTTCAATTATACTTTTGATTCAACAAATATCACCTTTCAAAATTATGCTAGAACAATTCTTGACGCGATAAACTGTATAGCTTTTCGAGAGTCAGTGATAATAAAGGCTATTTTTGAAAAGCCTCAATCAGTTCCAGCAATGCTTTTCACTCATAGATCAAAAAAGCCAGATTCTGAAACATACTCAAGAGAATTCAATCAATCAAAGTTAAATGATGGAGTTGAATTCAACTGGACTGACTATGATGAAGGCATAACAAAAACAATATTTCTTCCATCAGATAAAAGCGCTTTAAATCCAAAAGTTTTCAATATTGCTGGAATATCAAATGAACAGCAAGCCATCAT